CGCGGGGGGTGGCGGCCACAAGCCACTCGCGGACAATCTTGTATTTCCACCCGATTCCGCACGGCCCGAAAAGCTCTGTCAGCTCTCGTATGCGCCACATGGGGTTGATGTCCGTCATGCCGTTGAGCCGCCCTCCGGTGATCCGCTTTTGTGCGCTGCCCGGTACAGCGCTCACGGCGTTGTAAATATCCATGTTACCCATCAGCGCACCGCCAGTCTGTACCCGGCTACCAATTTAGCCCCCGGGAGCTCCTCGCCCGCTTTTAGCGCATCGCGCACGGCAACTTTGTTGATCTCCGGCGCTTTCTGGCGGATAAACTCTTCATGGTCGAGCGTAGCCCATGCGATAAAGTCATCGGCATTTTCGATCTCAAGAGACGGGGCTTTTTTTGCTACGGATACCACGTTGCGCGCCGTTTCGATTTTGCTTTTTCCTACCGCCTGCATCTGCTGCATGGTGTAGGATTTAAGCTGATCCGCTGTTACTTCATGGCGCTTCATCCGCGCAGTCAGCGCTTCGATCTCTTTTTTGATCGCTTCTGCCGTTGCCAGCTCATCTTTGATGATGCACGCGATGCTGTCCACTTTTGTTTCAAACTCATCGTCGATGCTTTCAAGCGTGTCTGCGAGCGTTTCGGGAGGGATGTTTTCGTCCTCCGCCATCTGCTTTAAAGCCTCGTATTGCTCCGCATACTCATACAGTTTCATTCGCTTTCGCCTCCTCTGGCATCTCCTCGAGCACCGTAATGCGGATTTTGCCGCGCTCAATGCCCTCTTCGCGCAAATGCTTACCCACAATCTCCATCACGTCACCGCCATTTACGGTAACAGCATCAAACGCGCCGCGCTTGATGTTGCCGCAAAGGCTCACCTGCATGATCTGCTTATACTTTGCCATTGACTTTTCCTCCCGTTTTTGCTAAACTAATAGCGGTAAATTTGTTTTTGTGCCCCTGTGACTGTTCCCGCAGTCCGGGGCACTTTTCTTTTTTACGGCTCACGCTTGTCTTTCCTCTCTGCCTGTTGTCACTGTCTCATACACGCGCACGGCGTCGCGCCAGCTGCGATATTTGCCGAGGTCGATGACCTCCGCACCGGGGCGGGCGGGCCCTTTTTTTCTTCCCCCCGGGGCTTTCCGCCCCTTGCCGGGTTT